CCAGAACAAGCCTTGCGCACACCGGCACACAACCCGACAAATCCGCAAACTCTCACAAAGAAGCCAGGACCTCGCCCACCACGTACAGGTTGTAGCACCTCGCGTTGTTGTCCAGGGGGAGGTTCACAAACTGGCCGTCTTCCCCACGCACTCGAAGAGGCATGAGGCGGCAACGCATGCTGAACTTTGGTGCGCCGCCGATCAAAGGGATTGGCTTGATCTGCCGCTGGTTGCCGTATGTCCAGTCTGCCTCCAGTGATAGTGGCTCCACGAAACCGGAGCGGTGCCGGGGACCCATCACTATATTGCGAGCTGTTGGAAAGTCGCTCATCTCCTTCCAACTTGCGGGGTAGGCCTCCACACTGGGGATCCATGCTACTCGGCCACTCAAAAGGGTAATCGAAGCGTCCTGAGTCGGGATCAACTCCACTGACAAGCTCTTCCAGTGAACTACTGGTAAGAACCGAATGAAGTCCTTGAGGCGCTTCTCTGACAACGGGTCGCCCTGCACGTTGATGATCGGGTCGGCCACTGCGGCTGTGGGGGCCAAGTAATTGATTGAGGCCAAGTGTAGGTTGAAACGCCTCTGTAGTGGGTTGAAAGTCTGACCCAGCAACTGCGAGGAGACTGAGTGGGTGCTCTGCTGGTTCGCGGACACCTGGGGAGCAGATGAGGCTGCGATTGATGACTGCTGTTGTTGCTGTTGCTCTGTCATTGCGTGGTAGTTCTCCTAATTCAATACTAATATCAAACATAAATAAGCAATCAAACAAACCTTTCAAATTTAACCATAAACCCTTATAGACACACCTATGAAAGAAACATCAAATTGATCAACACTCCAAACAACGCTCCTGCACCTGCTCAAACGTCTCACAGCCCAAAACCTTCAAAACCGACACCTGAAAGCGGAAAACTCTTCCAAGTGCGCGCCGCTGACCCTTTGAGAACTCCAGGGAATCCACATCCATCTGACGCAACTGCCTACCGGTTCCCAACAACAATGAAGCCAAGCTGACTGGATCAACCTCCGCACCGAATATTGACTGCGCCCAGTGGTACGTCTGATGATAGTACTCAATTAGCCAGCCCAGGCACTCCAACTCAGTCCATGAGCACAGCTCTATAAGCTTGTCGCCGAGCCGGTATGCGCTGTAAGCCTCGCCAGCATATGACAAATCCACAAGATGCTGGGTTCCCTGATCAAGATGGTACATCGTTTTGAGGGCCAAGAGTCTAGGGTTGCGGTACGCTCCATGTGAAGTGACGTAATACCCGCAGAAGCTGGGCCTGAGTGTGTACTCCACCTTGGCAACCGTCAGGAAGTGCTTTCGGATGCGGAGCCAGAGAGGCGAAAGGACCAAACGCTTGTTGGCACTCATGTCATCACCGCCCACAGCCAACGGGACTCCTCGAGGCAAGTTGTACATGAGGATCGTCAGAGCCAGGTTATAGTAGGTGTTGAAGTCGTACGTGCCTGGCTCGCCGGTGTCGCGGCCGGTCTGCTTGAGCCCAATAACGGAAGAGATGATATGAGTCTTCCAGAATAGGTACAACTCGGGCAGGGTACGGCAATCGCTCATGAACTGATCGAACAAGGCAATGTGCGCTCTGTCAAGTCCGAACTGGTACATCAACTTCAGCTCAATCCCTAGACTGTCGCCACGCTGGGTGGAGTCAAAGTTCTCAAGGTCGCTTTCGGTGCTCTCCTGATCAACCCAGTGCTCGCGAGCCCACAAATCAAAGTCGTTTGCCGTCTTCTCACAGTTGCAGTAGAGCTCGGCGGGGAACTTGTGCATGACCTTGCAGCGAAGGTAACGCACCATTGGACCGAAGAGTAAGATGACTGCGTCGTGACAAGTAGCCAAACTCTGCCCGGCCTTGGCTGGTTTGCCCAGGGTCTCTAGCTTAGCCTTTAGTTGCGACTTGACGAAGTGGTCGACGAAGTTGAGCTTCCACAGTGGGTCCCCACGCTTGACATTGTTTAAGAGCGTTTGTTGAGTCTTGGTTGTCAGCTTGCGAAACTCTGTCTCGAAAATGCACTGCTCAAACAACTCCACATCAAGTCTCTCCGGGAACTTCTGGAAACCCAAGTAGCCAGCCAGATGGTCGAACAGGATCTGCGCCTTCCAATCAGAGCTGTGGAGGTCCTCGAGGTTGTCGTCGACGGAGCCAGGAGAAAGTCGCTTCTTAATTGTGACAGGGAAGAGAACCGGGTCGGTGCCACGCTGATTCGGGAACAGTTGTTCCGTTGGCATTCCGGATGGGTTGTGCCTCTCAGTGAAGCAACTGGTCATTCCGGCGTCGGTCAAGACCTCGCGTTGTTCTCGGTAAGTCAGGCCATCCAAGGCCTGGTCCAGAATTCTGGCGGGATCGGCTCTCGGTAGGTGCGTGCGCTCGATGGATCTGGGCTCCCGGGTTTCCATTGGCTTGTAACTCGGCTCCATAACGTAGGTCTCCTTGTTGAGCAAAACCTCAAGAGTGGGTGGGGCGCGATCGGTCCAGCAGGGTTCGGTGGTGGCCTGGCCGTTAGCTCGGGTAACGCTGGAAGCCGAAGAGAGTGCTTGTCTCATACTTCGAATACGGGAAACCTTAGCCAACTTGGCGGCGCGCTTTGTCACTGTGTCGGTGAACTTCTTGGGATCCATGTAGACAATGTTGAACGCGGCCAACTGTCTATTGAAGAGCGCCTTGAAGTCCACTGGTCCAGTAAGTCCCATGACGGCCTTGACATCTGCTCGCGTGTTCAACAAGCTGGTGTAGCCCGGACCGTATGACTCAACCAGGATCAGATGATGGGTCACTCGCCCTACAGCACTGTAAAAGTCGCCAGCTGTCTGCTGCTGTAGCATGGTCGAGGTCACCATAATCTGGGCTGTGTGGTATGTCGCACCCTGAGAGCCGCCGACGTTCCTGGCGTTGTTGCCCTGGAAGTTCAAGTTGCCCGTCTCACCGTTCGTAGCTGCGATTATCGGGTACCTGCTGTCCACTTGCGTGGTGCGAGAGACGCGACCCTGAATGGGGCTGGTAGTCGGGATGCCGTACGCATCAGCTATGATCTTTGGAGACCTGTGAGTCCAGAAGCAATAGTCACCTCCCAAGCGTGCGAAACAGCGCTCTGCCTCATTAGTGGCCTCATTCAAGCAACTGTCAGCGTTCGGGTTGTTGAACCGACTCTGAACCGTGTCGCCGAGAAGGATCACGTGAGAGATGCTTGGCTTGAGTATGCAGAACAAGTCGACGTAGCCAGGGGGAAACAAAGACAGCTCATCGATGATTAGGACTCTGGCCGTGCGGGTAAGTGCCTGCTCAAAGGTGTTCAATGCATAACCACCTCTGCCCAGTTTCAGGTCGTCGGCCCAATCCTGTCGGATCAATTGCCTGGGGGCCGACATGAGCCACACGCCTTTGCAAGACTGCCAAGCTTGACTCTTCTTGAGGTACTCCTTGAGTGGTGCAGACTTGCCACAGCCAGCGCAACCAGTGATCCCTCGCATGCTAACCACTCTCGGTGCAGAGTGCTCATGGATGGCGTCCATTGTTTGCGTGAAATTTTGCTCGTAGCGCTTGCCCTCCAGCCTCTTTATCGTTCCAAAGGTGTCGTTCTTGAACTCACGAACCAACTGCTTGCAGCTCTCCTTCTCCAGAGTGACGTCCTGCCAGTTCCCTAAAATGGGCTCATCGTGCTCGCTCAGGAAGCCGTCTAACTCATCGAGGAAGCGTGTGACCAGCGGATTTGGGGCAGGGCGGTCCTCAGCTAAACCCTTGAGCTTGATTGGTGCTGCGCCGGTGAATTCCCAATGAGGCACACCTTCACTTTCGGTTAGGGTGAAGATGTACTGCTCTCCGGTTTTGAGTCCCGCGTACTTAGGCACTCCGCTCAAGCTGGTGCGGAGTTGCGCGCCAAAGCCTAGGAGTAGTCCTGCTGCATGGATTGCCCGTTCATCAAGTCCTGGGGAGGGGAGTAGGTCTACCGTCGCGCTTTGTGGTAATATCGCGCAGATTGTCGACCACACCAAGCTAGTCTGCAGGCCCGTTGCCTTAGCGATGGCATTTACTAAACAGGTGTTGGGCGTAGCTCCGACCTGAGTGTTCCCGCGGTTTATAACGTAGTTAGAATGCTTCGCGCTATGGACCATGTGCTCCTTAATAGTGGTGCACTCGTGGATGTAGCAGCGTTGGTCTAGCTGTAGCGTGTTTTGATGCAGCTGCGCAACCACTGGGTCCGCCAGACATTGATGGCACCTTGCATTCCCTGTTGCCTCCCAATGGTACCGGTTTCCGACGCATCGCTTCCAAATTCGTCCAGGCCAGTCCTGTTCCTCGTCATGCTCCTTGCAGTTGCATAGGGGGTGATCCAGTGTGCCTGTGTGTCCCAGTCCGCGGAAATTGCGCGTAGCTATTTCCCTGCTCGAGTGAGACTCCTGTCGATCATGGTGGATGACCTCCGCCTCGCTGTCAGGCGCTGCTGAGGAAGCACTGTCATTATCGCCGGGCCTGCCTGGTTGCACATTTGTCGCCCAGCGTCTGATGCTTGCCTCGCTGCTGGTGTCGGAACCAATTGAAAAGGCAGAGGCCCGAGCGACCGTGTGGCGTGGGCCGTTTTCTTCCCGAGGAACGCACGCCGGGATCAACTTCTGCCTAGTCTCGCCCCGGGGCCTACCGGTGGCGTCTGGTCGGGTGCGCGCCTCAACCTCAGCTGATTTGACTTGGGTGCGTTGGAATTCTGCCTCTATAGCTTGTCCTTGTGCGACGGCCATGCAGCATTCCCACTGGTTACCTCTTTCACGGTCCAATTGTTGCAGATGATGGGTTGGGCAAACTTGGCAATCATTGCACACTCTGTTCGGGCTGGCCTTGCCACACTCCTCACAACGCTTGAACATGAAAAACGACATGTTGATGGGGCAGTCAGTGATGGTGAATGGGTTGGCATCGTCCGCGGGATCGAAGTGGACCTTTATGTCCCTAGCTCGATAGGTGAGCTGAAACCTGGGCATCAACACTTGCGTTTGAAGCTTGAGTTCCCGTCGTTCGAGAAACCTGGTGGCGTAAGCCGCGGCGTAGGCAACTCCGACCACTGCTGTGAACGTTGCAACAACCGGGGCTGGAGCCAGCAAGTAAAAAGCGGTCTTTCCGAGTGTTAAACCCAGTTCTGTCCAGTTTGAGGCATTGGCCACCTCATAGACTGACAAAGCTGAGCTGATGAGTTTCCAGGGAAGTCCGAACAGTGCAGGTAGGATGGTGGAGGCAAGTCGGTAGGCCACCGCCCAAGGTCCTGGGAGGTTGCAGCTCTGGACGGTGGTTAATATGTAGCGCCAAATGCACGCTGCAATCCCACTGTCGAACTCGTTACCGAGGGGAACGTCAGCATTAACTATCCCAACCGCTATCACGCTTTCCAAGAGTAATCGCCAAACTTCAGGTCGAATGTGCGAGTACTTGGGAGATGCTCTGAGATTCCGGATCTTGAGGGACACGTCCTGGGCAGAGCGCTTGTTCACGTTGCTGGCGGCGTAATACCAGTACAGGTTGTTATACAACTCACGTGGAATGAGTTGCTCGCCTGCTTCCGGGCAATGCGACCGCTGGTTGAGCCAAGGCTGGGGTATGTGCATCAGGTCACGAGAATCGCACGTCCACACCTTGCGGGAGACTTGCACCGCCTGCCTGGAAGTTACAGCCAAATGGTGCGTCAAGCTGGAGTGCAGAGGTTCGTGATGCAGGTAAAACTCTTGATGGGGCGTGATCACTGAGATGTTCCTGGCCTCAAACAACCAATCACAATCTCTTGGCTGCTCGTATGATCCTTGATCGGTGCCCTCCATCTTGTATATAACCTGATCACCTTCGTACTGTAGCTGGTAGTACTCGGGGTAGATGCTGCTTAAACCCTGGGCGCTCTCTGGGGCGTAAACGAAGGCGGAATACACACGTTGGACTGATGGGTACTTGGCAAAGATCGCAGCCAGATTAACCGGGTTCAAGTATTGACCAACATCCCACAAGAGAATTGCAGACTCAGTAAGGGTGGTTGGCAACTGGCATTGTCCGTACCGGCTCCAATCCTTGTGATCCAACACGACATTGTGGTATGACTTGAATTGGTTGTGTAATTGGCTAAGGCGCTTGAACTTGCTGTCCTTAGTGAAGAACACTGCCACGCTGTCCTTAGCCAAGTAAGGGGGGTAGACGTTGCGGTATGCATTGGTTTCCATGGTCTTGTGAGCGGCGTGGGCGTGCGCGACGGTACCTTGGCTGGTGACGTT